TGATTCTTGATTAGTGAGTGAATTGCTTGACCGTCAAACACATCTCCACCATTTGAATTAATATGTAAGTCTATTGAACTAATATCACCTAAGTTTTTTAATTCTTCTGCGAATAATTGTGCTGTCGATTTATCTTCCCACCAGTCATATCCAATGTCAGAATAGATGAAAATTTCTGCCTTTCCATCATTCAAGGCTTTCATCTTCCACTTGTTCATTACCTTTCGCACCTACTTTCCATAATTGATATTCTTTAATTGTGTCAACTGGAGCATAGTTTAATGACATAAATCGCATGTCGCCATACTCTGTATCAATAGTTGACATATCTTCTGAACGTAATATGTCGTTAATTGTATAAACTCCGACATGTTGCATTTTTTCATAAAATTCTGCTCGTGATTTTTGGTCTGCTCTCAATTCTGCTTCCATATTGAATTTGAAATAATATCCACGCTTTCTATCTAGTTCTGTTAGTATCTTGGCATTTAGTTCAGATTCAATATTGGTTACATAAGGTAACATAACGTTTTTCACATAGTCCATTGATTGTGTTAGTGCGTTAGAGTGAGTTAATCCGCTGTAGTCTCCATATTTATATGGAGGAACTTTAAAAATACTAGCAATTTCCGCCTTGTTGTATTTCATTGTTTCAATGAACTGTGCATCAGATTGTGGTATTCCTACACTTTGATAATCTATATCCGGATTTAATATAGCAACATTATTATTCTCAAGGTGTTTTTTCCATGATTCTGCAACTGTCTCTTTGTTTTCAGTTGTTAATGGTGTACGTGTTGACTTAAGTATCGCAAGTGGAATACCTTCCCTTTTGAATAAGTTAGAAGCCATTTCACGTCCTTTTTGGTTACCTTGAATACTTTCCCTTAGTACTTGAACCGGAGAACGCCCAATTAATCCATTAATCGACAAGTTTTTAAAATGTAGCAACTCCTCACTATTTAATACCATTGGTTTCCCTTTGTAGGTAGTATGATAAGTTACAGTGTTAGTTTCTGCGTGATATAATACTTTTGTTTCTTTAGGATCTAACGGCACGATTTCTCTTACTTGTCCTCGCTTATCTATTTCTAGATAGTGATAACTGTTCCCCCACAAATTTAACTGTGTCATTACTAAGTGTTTCCACTCAAAAGAAGTCATGTTCTTGTTCGGTTGGTCCTTAAGCAACGGATATGCTGTATGTTTTTTCGCTTTTTCCACTGTTCCGTTTACGTCTTGTAATAAGTTCAACGGATATTTCGCTAAGTCATCAGATAGTACTTTTACAGAGCTATACACTTCTGATGTATTAATAGCACTTTCTTCATTAATAGTATTTCTGCTGCTATTAAATATATTTAAAAACCAGTCTGCTGGATTTCTTAAATCACTTAATTCATTTCCACCTGTCGGTGTTTTATTTCTAAATATCATCCTCTTTTCTCACCTCCTTTCAAAGCTAAAGTTGTCTTTCTAAAACATAGCTACACAACATTAAGACTGCTCCTAACACTATGAAACCTATTGTTTTACAAAATAAAAAGCCTGCGTACACAAAAGACACAAGGCTTGCTAAGAATAATAATCCTATTAATATTTGTAATAATGTTTTCACTAGAAACTAAATTCTCCTTTATCTATCATTTCATTTAAGTCATAGCTTATATTGTCACTGTACATTGCACGTGTAAAAGCAAAAATACCAGCCGCTGCCATATCTATCCTATCGCTAGACTTTTTCTTGTCTAACATGATGTTATCTTGAGCATCTGATTTTGTTACAGCATTACCCATACACCATGTGAGAGCTTTGTTTCCGTCATGATGTATTTTGCCTTCGTAAACACATTCTCTAAAATGTTTTGTTGGTTCATTAAGCGTAAGTACACCTTGACGTATTTCAACCATTAGATAACCTAACTTTTCCATTGTCTGAGACCATTGAGTAGCGTTGTAAGGATCATAACAAACTTCTTGAACGCTATATTTATTTCTCAACTCCTCAATATAATCAATTACAAAATCATAATCGATTACTTCTCCTGGTGTCTTAACAATCCAACCTTCCTCTATCCATTGAGAGTAGTTAACACGGTCTGTATTCATACGTTGAAACAACATATCTTCTGGCATAAAACCTTTACTACGTATTGCGTATTTATCATCACCTAATACGAATATAGAAGTAACTGCTGTTAAGTCTAGTCTCTTTGATAAGTCAACTCCAACAAAACACGGTTTACCTTCTAGTTCATCATCTGATACTTCGCAAAGCTTCCATTTTCCCATGTCCATATATTTATTTTCTGGAGCATTTACCCAGATATTCATATTCTTTGTTAAGAATTTAGACATTGTTTCCGGCTTATCAAGGGCTTCTTTTAATCTTTCACGTAAGAATTTTACACCCTCTGAATAGCTAGCTAATATTGGATTAGCTTTTAACCAATTTGACTCATCTTTTATATCATCACCTTTATCTAACTCACACACCATAGCGTAATAACCATTATTTTCAACTGGATTGTTAGGATCTAATAATTTACTAACATAATCATATTCAGTTGCATAGCATGGATTATTTAAGTTAAATCCAGCTGTTGTGATAATTACAATTAATGGTTGACTTCTCGCACCTTGTCCAGATTCTATAACATCTAGTATTTCATCTGTTGGATGTGCGTGATACTCGTCCATTGCTCCAACCTGTGGGTTAAATCCGTCCGCTGTTTTTCCAGAGTCACGGGAAAGTGCCATAATATAACTGTTGCTTTTCTCGTGTTCAATTAAGCTACGTGTGATTTTAAATCTGTTTCTGATTTGACTACCTTGTATTTGTGCTTTGATTTCCTTAAACACAATGTTTGCTTGGTCTCTCTTGGTCGCTCCTATATATGCTTCTGATGATGATTCACCAAAGGCAGATATTTCATAGGATAAACAACAGGCTACATCTTGTGATTTAGCGTTCTTACGTCCTACTTGATAGTAAAACTTTCTAAATCTTCTTATACCAGTATCTTTATGAATCCACCCATAAATGTTAGACCAGTTAAATATCTGAATCGGAGCAGGATCTATATTTTGTCCAGCTAGTTTACCTTTAGTGTGTTTAAATAATGACATCCATTCTAAAAAATTCATAGCTTTATCATCATCAAAAATAAAAGGAAACTCTTCAGTTCCCTCTCTTTCTAAATCTTTTATAAATCTTAAACACGCCCATTTCTCTTTTTCACAAGCTATTCGTTCTCCATCAACTGCTTGTCTCGCCCACTCCTTCATTGCATCTTTTAACATTATAAATTAGCAAACCTCTCTTTAACAGGATCTACTGGAGCTTCCGAATAAGCTTTGTCCATAGCAATTTTCGCCCTTGCTACTGGTGTTAATCCTAGTTCAGATTGTAGAGATTTGAGTGTGTTAAATAAATCTTTTTGTCTAATCAGTAATGGATGTTGTCCAAGTCCATAATCTTTAGTTCGTTCTGCTTCAACTAATTTACCATGTCGTCTAAGTTCACGTTCTGTTTCTTTGTTATAACCCTGGTCTGTCATTAATCCATCACGTTGTATAATCTGACTACAGTCTACGTATTTTTCGTAAGTGTCACAATAAATAGCTAACACGTGTAAGTCAAGATTATTTAATAAGTCTATTGAGTCCGCTTGTGCAACTATAAACCTAAATTCTTTCTTTGCTAAGTCACCTAACCACTTAGGCGGCTTTAGTTTATCTTTTGGTAATTTTAACTCGGATTCTACTTGTTTTCTAGCCTCTAATTTTTGTTTTGAAACACCTTGTCTTTTTCCACTCAAAACCTTGAGAGACATTGGTTCTGCTTTCCTTGCCAAAATCATCACCACCTTTCTAAATTTACCTTATTTGAAAAAAATAATTAAATGCATTTTGCGTACAGATGAGGGGCGCCCGCTCCTAGGGAGATTGGTCGTCCGAGATTTTTCACGGGGGGGTATGCCCTAGGAAATAACCACCCCTACTTCTTGTAATGCTCAATCTTGTTGTGGCACTCTCTACACACACACTCGAGGTTGCTCATCTCAAGTCGCTTGTTCCAATCTGTTCGTACTTCTATCTTGTGATGTACCAGGTTAGCTAGACCACCACACATACTGCATGTGAAACAGTCACGCTTCAATGCCTGCTGTCTAGCTTCCTTCCACTCTTTACTTCGATAGAACTTCATGACCTCATCATGCTTACGTTGGTCATTGTAATATTTGTTTTGTGATTGTTTATGTTTATCACAGTAAGTTCCCTTACTGATTAGCGTTCTACATTTATGATGTTTACATTCCTTCATATCCACCTCAACAAAAAAAGAGAGATATTATTTATTTTAATATCTCTCAATTATATTAATCTCATAGTACTATTATATCATAGACAAACCCGACAAACCCGACAACTTTTATTGTGAGTTTAAAATATAAAACAATTTATCTTTAAGACTTTGTAATCTTCTTTCTACAGTTCTAGTATGATAACATACTTCAGTTGCTACTTCTTCAACTGTTAACTTATATGTGTAACGAAACTTAAGGATCTTCTTGTCACGTACATCTACTAAGCTATGTTGTAATCTATCCACACACTTAATAGCATAATCATCTTTCTCAAAGTCATAGTCAGATAATTTATTTATTATATTATTCTCATTACTATTATTGAAATTACTATTATTAGTTTTTATTTCATCATCTCCAGATAATTTATCTTTCAAATAAATATTAAGTTGTTTCTTTATCTTAGGATATGCTTCTAAATAATAGTCAACATCATTCCTTGTATAATTAAATTTCTTATTCATCATTCCACCTAATTTAAAAGTATGTTGGGAAAGCTAGGAAAAACCAACGACTGCTTGTAAATATTATTTTGGAGAAGCTTTCACATATATTATGATCGACCTAGCTTTATTATTATTATATAAATATTCTAAACGCTTTTAAATAGTTCACGACAACAAATTTTATCAATTACTTTACACATTGTATTTATGTCTCCATTAAGTTCAAACAACCACTCTTTCCTGTGATACACGTTTGATTTAATCCAGTGTAACTTGACTTCTTTATTTATTGTAATAGTCTTGTTTTCAAAGTTAATAGCATAACCGTAACCATACTTAACACTTAATCTTCGTGCTATTGCATAAACTATTTCTTCATCACGTTCTTCTCTTGCTCTCACGTTAATTCTAGTTCCAACTACAACAACTGAATCAATGAATCTATCTAGCTGCATACCAAGAAGATATTCTATTCTTCTAAAATATATCTTCTTAATATGATTACCTTGACGCTTACCTATAAGTCTTCTTACCTGTAACACATTAAACTTATTGCTACCTTTAGTTCTAGTCTCAGATATAAGTTCTTCTAAGTAGTCTAAGTATCCCATATCAAACTTAACTAACTCAACATTCTCGCTCATTGTATGTAAGTAACAATATATATGTTTGTCTAAGTCAAAGTCTCCTAGCTTTTTCAACTCACTTAAATCATCAAGTGTCATTATGTATTTATCTTTCAACATCATGTTGTAAATATATTTGTAAGTATCATAATCATCTCCTGATAATGATATATCTTTTTCTAACTCTTCCATCACTGATGGATAAAACTTAACTAGATTTCTTATCACTAAAATCACCCCTATAATACCTGATTATAAATATTAGAAAACTTAACGCTGTCACACACATTACTCCTACTGCTGTTAATACTAATAGTTTAATCATTGTCTTTCTCCTATCTTAATCTTTTTGCTATTTCTTCTATTACATTCACTGTAACGCTATTGCCAGCTTGTTTGTACAGTTGGCTATTACTATTTACCGCCGCAGCCCTTTCGAACTGTTCATCTGTAAAACCTTGTAAGCGCCAGCGCTCTTTAGGCGTTAATTTTCTAATGCAAATAGGTTCATCATCAACCAGTACGCCCAGATTATCACTAGTTGTTAATGTATTGGATCGTTGATGTTGCACTCTTCCTCGGCGTGTTTCACTATCTGGATATGCAAGATCTATGCCGTCGCCAATTTCCGCCATTGTGTATCCTGTTTTAGTTGCATTTTTAATTGCTACTTTCGGAACATGTTTATAGTCCGTAGCCGTCAACGTACCAGCTAAACCAGTAGACCATACGGTATTATCTGTTTCATAACGTGAGCCGTTTCCGATACTTTGAACTT